AATATAGGAATTTTCAATATATTCAGGGTATTAGAATTATTGCAAATACAATGAATAAAGCAGATGCAACATTAGACATTATAGAAATATCTCCAAGATTAACGGCAAATATAACAGATAAAGTTTCTAGTTTCTCTATTAAGAAGAGTGCATCAGATTTGGGTAATAGCGGTATGCCAGTAGGACAACTCTTGGCATCAACTGGAAACATATCTATTTTTGACTATGATCTTGCATTTAGTTTGCAGAACCCAAATAGTATTTTAAATCTTAAAAATGCATATGGTACAGTTGTTAATAGTTTTTCATCAAAAAATTTACAATTAAAATTCTATGAAACTATTTTTAATAATGGCGAGATGTACTACGTACCAATGAAAACATTGTATGCTGAAGGTTTTCCGCAAATTGATAATAAGTCTAGATCTGTATCTCTATCATTGAGAGATATGTACTTCTACCTAGAGTCAACAATTGCTCCACAGTTAATGATTTCTAATGTATCACTAAGTTATGCAATAGCATTAATTCTAGACTCTATTGGTTTTAGTAATTATAAGTATTGCAGAACTGCAAATGAAACAGACCTAATAATTCCATATTTCTATATTGCTCCAGATACTACTGTTGCCCAGGTACTAAATAGTTTGGCGGTATCCGCCCAAGCAGCAATGTTCTTTGATGAATATAATAACTTTATTGTAATGAGTAAAAACTATCTGATGCCAAGTGCTGGAGATAGATCTACCGACACAGAATTAAATGGGTCAAAGTATCACCCAACTAATGGTGCAAAACTTGCAAACATCATTGAGATTCAATCTCAAGAACGTAATATCTATAATGATGGAAAAATAAACTATTCTACTAGATATATACAAAGATCCAATCCATCAATCTCACAGGCTAGTTATATTGACCAAAATAAGGTCTGGACATATAAGCCAGCATTATTGTGGGAGGTATCTCCACCAGAGAATACCAAATCAGTAAATGATGAATTATCACAACAATCTGCATATTCTTTATCTGCTATGCCACTTAATACAGATCTAAGTTCAACACTACCAACAGTAAATGCCGATGGATCCATATCCAATAACTTTATTGACTTTGGAGAAAGTATTTATTGGCTTCCAAGATATAATGGATATTTCTTTGCTAATGGAGAAATTATCAAATACGATGCTGTTGAGTATAGCGTTACATCAAAGGCAAAAACTGGATTAGTAACTACTCTAGATTTAAATAGCCCATATACAGTTACTCTAACAACTGGAAATACATCTGGAATGTATGTTGGTCAAACAATATTTGCCACAACTTCTATTGGTAGTTTTGGCTCAGGTGCTAAGATTGCCTCTATAGTATCATCAACACAATTTACAGTAAATGTTGCACATCTAATTTCTGGATCTGTAACATTCTCTGTAACATTCCCATCAAATGTTTGGATTTCAAGTGTTCAAGAATACCAGAGATATTTCTCAATGCTTCCATTTAATGGAAAAATATTCCCAACAGGAAGAGTTAGAATATATTCTGAGCCGTATTATGATCCATCTACTTCGACTGGACTAAAAGTAGGAGCCGTTGCGAAGCATGGTCGTGGTCAATTTGGAACAGGAATAGTTTCACATCCGTCTGGAATCAATCAATCATGGATATCAAATGTCAAGGCATTACAGATGGATTCTACATATCTTTTTGGTGTAAATACAGCGACTACTATAACTGAAGGACTTTCTGGGTCTATATCTGGAACTTCAAAGAATGCAAATATTACTGGAATTATTAAAGATTTTTGGAATTCAGATTCTACATCAATTACAGAAACTGCATTAAATGCAAATACAGTAATCCCTGGAACCTTACAATCCTCAGCATTAGTAATGTCTGGTACAAATTTTGCTACAACTGAGTCACCGCTAAACTATATCTCTTATACATATAAAGAATTTTCAGATAATGCATATAATCACTTTGGAACACGAGTTAGAATTATTGGATCAACTGTAAATGATTCAATCACTAAAATTCAAAATCCTACAGGAAGTTATCCATATTTTACCAATGTTGGTGGTGCATCTGGAGGACTTGGAATTTGGACTCACCCTACAAATAATACTGGATATTATTTTGAAATAATCGCATTGACAGATTCAATGACTTCAGCATCATTCGACAAAAATAAGTTCTTCAATGTTGTATTTTATAAATTAGGTCAGGGTAGTACATCGATGGCAATTCCAGTAGTTCTTTGGAAGGGTCTATCATCAATATTAGTTGATAATGGTAATTTCACTGGACAGTCCAGGGTAACTGCAGAAGCAAATCCATCAGTATATGACCTAGCAGTTGAATATGAAAAAACTGCTGCTGGATATAAGTTCTACCTATTTATAAATCAACAATTGGTTACAACTGTAGAAGATACTTCTCCACTAACACAAAGAAATTCAATGTCAATGTTTATTCGTGGTTCTGCAAAACTAATGTTTGAAAACGTATATGCTATTTCAAAAAACTATGCAAAGGATAGCCAGGCAGTAGTCGCACCAATAATGAATTCAGTATTCACAGACTCTGATGTAATTAGATTAAATGATTCATTTACCAAATATGCATTAAGCGGAATGGTACAGCAAACATATCTTTCTGGAATTTCATCAAAAGAGCAGCCAGATTACAATATGTTCTATGATGAATTTGGAACAATCATGCGTGAGGCTGCATACTTTAATATTAAGTATGATAAGGCATTCCCAGCACTTTATGCAAAACTATCACCAACCTTTACATCTACAAAGGGGTATACCGTTTCTGGTTTTAGAGCAGATGCCTATGGTGCAGAATTCTTAATATTTAATAATACAGATACAGTTCTTAACTTAGATAATACATCTGGAAATTATTTAAGAATTCAGGGAATAACCTTTACACAACAATCAAGTAATACTCTAACTGTAGATGATTATTTCTCAAAGAAGAGCGATCTATCTAACCCATTATTTGATAATGGCAAAACGGTAAATCAGCAAAACCTTTTAACATACAATAATTTAAAAACAAATAGAATTGTTAATGGTAAAAAAGAATTTACTCTAGATGCACAATATATCCAAAACCAAGATGCAGCAAATGAATTAATGGGATGGATTATCTCTAAGATTATGACACCTAGATATGCCATTGGTCTTAGTCTTTTTGCAACACCAACATTACAACTTGGAGATATTGTTACAATTAATTATAAGGATGAAAATCAGAACGATATCATTCCAAGCACATCAAGATTTGTGGTATATCAGATTGACTATGCAAAGTCAAATGCTGGTCCACAAATGAATGTCTATGTAAGCGAGGTACTATAATATGCCAACAGCAGATAGTTGGGACAGAATATTTGCAGGGGTAATGTCTCAAAATCCAGCACCAACCCCATATAAGCCAACTCAACAAGATATTATAAATCAAAATATGAGTTTATTCTCACAGGCTGCTAGTTCCCTCACAAGAACTCCCGATGGAAATATAAATTATTCTGCTGCAGATGCCATATTAACTGCACTTGTTCCACTGCAACCTACACCACCATTAGGTGGTAGCACTGGCGGTGGAGGTGGAAGTGCTGGTGGTGGCGGTACTGGTGGAAGTGGAGGAACCTCTGGTGGTGGAAGTATACCAAATAGTTCTAACAGCAGTCCATCAAATCCAGTTAAGGTTGCTACCCCAGATTTAATAAATGTATTCACATTACAAAAATATAACGATGTACCAATTGACTCAATGGCTGATCTGCTATTTGAAGATCTGGGTGGTCAGGAAATTCTTTCGGTATCAAGAACAGACCTAATTAATGGACAGAATATTGACTATCAATTAATAGCAAATCTTGGTCAAATATCTATTGACAATAGTCCAATGAATATTATTAAGTTACAAAGTTCTATCAAAACACATTTCGACTCCTTTCCAATAGTTTTAGAAGATTACCTTGCAACTACTGGTACTGGTAGAAATGGTGAAACAACATATATAGATCCATATTATACCGATAGCACTAAAACAGCACTAGCATATAATGAATCCAATATCAATGGAGAAAATATCATAATTAACACGGTCAATATGACCTCTGACAAAATGGTGCAGGTAGAATTCATATCCTATGGAAATATGATTAATGATATAATATATCCATAATGATTACAAATACTGGAAAATCAATTGTAACGAAATATCTTCTTGGACAAACTCCTGCATATGCTTCATATATTGCTGTAGGGTGTGGACCAAAACCGTATACAAGCATTTCTTATAACGTTGCTGGAAAAGTCGTAGCATCAAATGTTGCCACGCTATACCTAGTTAGTTCAACATCACCATCCTCAGCACATGATATCCTGGTAAATGATTATGTGTCTATTGCTGGAGTAGGGTACGGTCTTGACGGAACATTCAAGGTAACAGCAATAGCAACTACTGGAATTACTGCCATTGGAGCATATACAGTATCATCAATATCTTTTGCAACAATTGGTATTCCAGATTTTACGGATTATACTGCTGGAAGTTTTGGAGATGAAACCCCTTGGAACTCATATGCGACTAAAAACTATTCTACAAAAACATCACTAGACTTTGAGATGTTTAGAGTGCCAATTACATCTCGTGGATATGTTACAGAAACAGACTCTTCTGGAAATGCTATATCAAAGATAGTTCTTACAGCACAACTACCAACAGAAGAAAGATATGAGATTACAGAGTTTGGGTTATATCCATCAAATTCTAACCCCTCGGCTGGAAACTATGATAGTAAAACAATTTTTGGTTTTACTCAATCTGAAGCATGGACAAACTCTGCTGGTTCAACAGTAACTGTTCAAATATCTGCTTTAGACCAGGGTACAACCGCTGGAACAATAAATAACTCAACCCTACCAACAATATTCCAGACAAACTCTGATAACTCTATTTTTAATAATGAGACAAGGTTAAATAGACAAGAACGACCAAGGTTCTATAACAATACATATATGGTTCGTGGAGATACTGCCACTCTTTCATTACCAGCAGGTTCTACATCTGCATATGACATGACAGTTCTAGCATCAACCAACTACCTAAAACTTCCAAGTTTTTCATCATCATTCGCAAATAATTCAACTAGTGATGAATTAAGAATTGCGTTTTCTGTTATAAATACTGTATTCACCGATCCAGATCCAACCACAGTAAAAATATTAGTAAAATTTAAAACATCTACATCAGATTATGCTAGTTTTTGGATAAGTCAGGGAATTGGATCATCTCTAGTAAATGGTGTACAGAATAGATATTTTGCTATATCTAAGAAACTACAAGATATCTACAAGACACCGACATTCTCTTGGAATGCCGTCACTAGTGTTGAAGTATATTCATCTGTAGAATTATCAGGAACTCCAAGTTCTGCATACTATGTATCTTTAGATGCTATGAGAATTGAGAATTTGGCATCATCAAATCCACTATATGGTTTGGTAGGATATACCCCAATTATCAATACTGTAAACAATAAGGCTAGACCAGTTATAAAAAATTCAAATACATCAAACTTTGTTGAGTTTAGATTTATTGCGGATGTGGTATAATGGCTGATAGTGGAATTAGAAAAGTCACTATTCCAATTTCAAGTGCTGTTGCAGTATCTGAAAAAAATGATAATGATCCATCGAATAATTTCGCATCAAGACTTCTATATCTTTTTAGATATAGGATAACTTCTGATGATGGAGTAAAATATTCTGCATGGTCTCCAAAATACACTTTAGAGAGTCCAAAAATTATAGATATCTATAATAATAAAAATGAACTAACTAATAAGGTTATTTCAACTGGAATTGATATGACAGCAACCTGGAATATTCCATCTGGACTAATTAACAATACATTCGATATCTATACTAGATGGGGTACGACAATTGGTCAAACAGAATACTCTATTACTGGTGCCACACTATCTTCAGGAACTATAACATTTACAACATCTGTAGCACATAACCTAACAGCAAATGCAATAACGCCAGATAAGAATGATAGGGTAGCAATTTATTCAATGGATAATGCTGTCAATGGGTCATACATAATTACTGGTACTCCATCTAGTACAACGTTTACAGTAAAGACCTCAGTAGCCTCAATAGTTACAACTACTGGAAAAATAAAAAGAATAACTTTTGATTCAACACAGCAAACTGGAGCCTGGACATACTCTGCAACGACAACTTCAAATAATTTTCATATTGCAATACCTTCTGGATTTATTCCTGCTGCACTAGGAACATCTTTGTCTGGAACAACCCCTGCACAATACATATACTTTTTAGATATCTATGCCCAACTACAGGCTAATCCAAAACAAATATCATACAGTACATTGACTACAATACCAACTGCAATTTTAAATCCAATTGGTAAAATCTTTTCCAAGGTAGTTAGCACATATACTACAACAGTAGATAGTGGTAAATTGGCTTAGTATGGTATAATTTTAATATGAGTATAGAAGTCCCATCAAGAGGTCAACCAATAGACTATAACTATATGTATAAGATAGTTGATCAAATTAATACACTTACTGCAGCAATTGCACCTAGATCAGTAGATTCAAAATTTAATGACGGTACAAACACAGTAACCCTAAGAACTGGTAATCTAGTAATTATTGCAGGATACTATGATGTCACCAAGGTTTCAAAGTCTGAAACACTAGACTCAGAAGAAACCTTTACATATGACTTTGGAGTAACATTTAAATATCCTCCTATCGTAGTTGCTACTGTGGTTGCTAAAGATGTATCTGCAGCAAGTAAGAGTGCTGAAGTGGTTATAACAGGAACAACTACTTCTCAAACACTTGGTGCCGTAAGATTTAGAACTAAGGGAGATGCTAACGTTGGAGTTAATATTATCGCTATTGGTGTCCCAGGAATTATAACTTCGTAGGAACTCATGGCTCTGTTAACAAGACAAGAGTATAACGATGCCCCTTTTATAAAAGCAGTAGCAAAAATCTGGTTTTTAAACGGGCATCTAATACGAGTTCATCACCTGAATAGGTCAAACGGCATTATGTCCGTTTACAATATAACTCTTGATAGACTTGAAAGTTGCCTGATTTCTGATTTTAAGAAAAATAGACTTAGGGCTTATACTGTAAAGGCTACGTCTCAGTTAGTAAATAGACACCAAAAGTATATGCCATATCTAATGAAGAATGGAATTATTCCATATCCAACTGGTGCCCAAAAGGGTGGTAAGACAGAATGGAAAATTAGATCTTATTACTCAGAAGAGCAAGTTAGAGAAATTCGTGATATACTTGCTTCCTACCATCATGGTAGACCAAGAAATGATAAATTAATAACCAACGATGTTACTCCTACAAAACAGGAGTTGACAAGGCGTATGGGCGATGGTATACTAACATATACAAGGACTGAAGATGGGCGTTTTATCCCCATCTGGTCCGAATCAATATAGTTCTTGAAAGGAACGTGGGTATGAATAATGAACAAACTAAGGTAACTGTAGGACTTGGTTACACTGTAAATCTGGGTAATTTCCAGTCACTACGAATTGATCTATCTGTATCAGATAGCAAGCGTGATGGCGAAAATACAAATGAAGCCTTTGAGCGTGTCTACTCTTTTGTAGAGGCAAAGTTGCAAGAAAAGGTTGTTGAGGCACAGAGCGAGATTGACAGCAAGTAATGGCAGAACGCAAAGACCGCATGGCTTTGCTATCCCGTTACAGCAAGTTGCATACTTTTCGGTATGAGCAAAAGCCAGTACTAAATCTAAATGTTGAGCAATGGGCTGCAGATGCACTCATTGAATCATATACTTTACAAACATGCTATGATTTGCTACAATATTATTTTGATGTAGCACAATCACCTAATTGGAAATATTTTGCCAATTACGCTCAAGACATAATTGATGGTCGTGAGCAAATTAATAGAGACCTAGAGGAGAGAGCCGAACGCAGAAAACTTGCTAAGGCGTGGTTAAATGAGTAATACAGAGTCCAAACTAATTTCAGCGGTACTGCAGGATAAGCAGATGCACGTTTTGCTACAGGCAAATGTGGACAATCTTCTGCGTACCCACAATGACATTTGGAAGTTTATTCGTAACTATTTTGAGGTAAATTCTACAACTCCACCAGCAGCATTATTGCTAGAGAAGTTTCGAGATTTCTCACCAGTAGACGGGGTAGGAGCAACAAAGTATCACCTAGAAGAACTACAGGCAGAATATCTAAATGATAGTCTAAAGGATATTCTAAGGTCTACTGCAAGCGATGTTCAGTCAGGGCATGGCGTAGAGGCTTTAGAGAAGTTGATTACAAAAACTTCTGAACTTAAGAAGAACACTGCAGTAATTCGTGATATTGATGCAACAGATATTGATTCTGCTGTAGCATACTATGAAGAAATGCAACGCCAAGCAGAACTTGGTGTAAATGGTATTAAGACTGGCTTGCCAGGATTTGATAACTATCTACCTGCTGGCATCCAGCCAGGACAGTTAGGAGTGTTCCTAGCATATCCAGGTATTGGTAAGTCATGGTTTGCTTTATATATGGCTGTTCAGGCTTGGAAGCAGGGTAAGTCTCCACTAATTATCTCTCTTGAAATGAGTGAGGCAGAAGTTCGTAACCGTGTATTTGCAATCATGGGCGAAGGGCTTTGGTCACATCGAAAACTGTCTGCTGGACTTGTTGAGATTGATGATCTAAAGCGTTGGCATAAAAAGGAACTTGCTGGTAAGCCAGAGTTCCATATTATTTCAAATGACGGTAGTGGAGAAGTAACGCCAAGCGTTATTAGAGGTAAGATTGATCAGTATAAGCCAGACCTTGTGATTGTAGACTACCTGCAACTCATGTCTCCAAACCAAAAGGCAGACAATGAGACTGTAAAGATGAAGAATCTTTCTCGTGAACTAAAGCAACTTTCTTTAGGCGAAGAAGTTCCAGTCATTGCCATTTCATCTGCAACTCCAGATGATGTAACTAAGATGGACACTGTACCTACTCTTGGACAGACTGCATGGTCTCGTCAGATTGCATACGATGCTGACTGGATTCTGGCTTTAGGACGTGCAACTAATTCTGATATTCTTGAATGTGTATTCCGTAAGAACCGTAATGGATTTATGGGTGAATTTATGGTCCAGGTAGACTTTGACAAGGGCTGGTATAAGTACAAAGACTTTGAGGAAAATTAGGTATAATAGTATGGATGGAAACCTTGCATCATAAAGTCATTCGAAAATTCAATATGGATGGTAATATCCATGACGAATCAGCCATTGCAAGGTTAAAAGAACAGTATATCCATCTCATTAAGGTTGAAATGCGAGCATTGGGATATGTTCCAAGACTTGACATTAACCCAGATTTTACTATAGAATATAATGCAATAAAAGAATATTTTACGTTTGTATTGTCCATGTATGGGGCTTACGTAGGGAAGAAGAAGAGTGAATGGATAAATGGAATAGACGGAACGACCGTCATTTATATACAAAAGAGCAAATCAAGCGAGTCCTTGACGGATCAGGAATCCGTATCGAATCAGAAGTAGACTCTGACTATATTATCTTTTGTCCATACCACAATAACTATCGTTCCCCTGCTGGCGAAATTGATAAGAATACTGGATTTTTCTTTTGCTTCTCTTGCCAACAAACTGCAGACCTAACTGATTTTGTTAGACATGTTTCTGGTCGTACATATTTTGAGGCGGTACGCTTTATTAAGTCTAAAGAAACTGAATCAAATATTGAAAATATTGTCAATCAACAGTTAATTGAAAAGCCAGACTATATTCAGTATGACCAAGTAATTATTAAACGTTTAAATAATCAAGCATTAGAGTCACCAAGGGCTATGCGTTATTTCAATGGAAGATTGATTACTGAAGCAAGCGTTTCTTTATTTCAGTTGGGATATTCAGAGAAACAAGATATGGTAACTATTCCAGTCCATTCACCAGATGGCATAGAGGTTGGCTTTGTAGGTCGTTCTGTTGAGGGCAAAGAATTCAAGAATACTCCAGGACTACCAAAATCTAAGGTTCTATTTAACCTACACAGAATTAAAACTGCTGGGAAAGTCTATGTAGTCGAATCATCATTTGATGCTATTAGACTTAGCCAATGTGGATTTCCAGCAGTAGCAACATTGGGTGCAAATGTATCCAATTTTCAAACAGACCTACTTCAAAAATATTTCAATGAGATATATGTCATTGCAGATAATGATGAGGCTGGCGGTAACATGAAAGACAAGATCGTAGAACGTCTTGGCTCCCGTGTAATCGTTATTAATATAGATAAAAAATATAAAGATATTGGGGATATGCCAGATGAAGCAATAAAAAATATTGAAGATTCATTTGACAAAACCATAGCCTCAATGCTAAACTAATATACCAAAAGAAAATATATAAGGAGAATACATTATGAGTATTATTAAGGGACTAAAAGACATTAGTGCACTGCTTGACAAGCCAAAGTTTGAGAGCACTGGACAGAAAGTTCGTTGGGTAAAGTTGGCTGACGGACAGGCAGCAAAGATTCGTTTCATTGAGGAACTTGACCCAGATTCGGCAAATTACTCTGATGCTCGTGGTCTATCGATCGTAGTAGCAGAGCATACTAACCCAAAGGACTACAAGCGTAAGGCTGTATGTAGCCAGGATACCGAGGGTCGTTGCTTCGGTTGTGAGATGCACCGAAAGGATCCAAAGGCTGGCTGGAAGGCTCGTAACCGTTTTTACTGCAACGTTCTTATCAACGATGGCACTGAAGACCCATATGTAGCAGTATGGTCACAGGGCGTTAGTAACCAGTCCGCCTTTAACACTATTCGTGAGTACGCTCTTGAAACTGGAAGCATTTCCAACCTTGAGTGGAAGATTAAGCGTAATGGTCAGGGTACAGAGACTAACTATACCCTGCTTCCAACTAAGCCAGATTCCGAGCCATTTAACTGGGGAAGTCTGGATGCATTCGATCTTGAAAAGGTTGTTCGTGAGGTTCCGTATGCAGAGCAGGAGAACTTCTACCTTGGGTTTGATACCCCATCATCAATTACATCTGCCAATCTAGATTGGTAAAAGTGTGGGGAGGGCTTCGGCTCTCCCCATTACACTTGACAACCCCTATTTTCTATGTCATAATATTAATCCAACAATAAAAAGGAATTAAATGAGTTACGCTGGGCTTCATGTTCACACACACTACAGTCTATTCGATGGAATTGCTACCCCACAAGAATATGTGGACAGGGCTGTAGAAATTGGTATGCCAGCCATCGCTATCACCGACCATGGTTCATTGTCAGGACACCGTGAGATGTATCGTGCTGCCAAGGAGGCAGGTATCAAGCCAATTCTGGGTATTGAGGGATATATCACTAAAGACCGCTTCGACCACGAAGATAAGAAAGACAAGAACGACCCTCTAGATCTTAACTACAATCATCTCATTATTCTTGCAAAAAATGCAAAGGGTCTAGAGAATCTTAATAAGTTAAATGAACTTGCCTGGACTGAGGGATTCTTTAAGAAGCCTCGTATGGACTGGGAAATCCTTGCAAAGTACCGTGAGGGTCTTGTAATTACCTCTGGCTGTCTATCTGGATATCTAGCCAAGGCTATTGAGGCAGACAACCTGGCAGCAGCCAAAATGCACCTCCAGTGGGCTAAGGATACCTTTGGTGACGATTACTATATTGAGGTAATGCCTCACAACCCTGCAGAAGTAAACAAGACTACTCTAGCCCTTGCAGATGAATTTAACCTAAAGCCTATCGTAACTCCAGACTGCCACCATGCAGATACTTCTCAGCGAGAAATCCAGGAACTTAAATTAATCCTAAATTCTTATGCAAATAAGACTGAAAAGGATGTTACTTATGAAAAGTCTCTAAAGCACGACAATCTAATGGATCGTCTAGACTATCTCTATGGTGCAGACCGCCAAATGACTTTCCGTGACTTCCAGATTCACCTACTGTCAGATGCAGAGATGCACGAGGCTATGGAAGCCCAGGGTATTGATCGACAGGACATGTATGACAACACTATTGAGATTATCAATAAGGTAGAAGACTATAATATTAAGGATCATGCAGACCTGCTTCCAGTTCAGTATCAGAATCCAAATCAGGAACTATACGACCTAGCAATCGCTGGCCTTAAGGAAAAGGGGTTGGATGCTAATCCAGAATACCTAGCACGTCTTGATGAAGAACTTGATGTAATCAAGGCTAAGAACTTTGGTCCATACTTCCTTGTTGTGCGTTCTATGATTTCGTGGGCTAAAAAGGAAGACATCATGGTGGGACCAGGACGAGGTTCGGCTGCTGGTTCGCTACTATGCTATGCCCTTGGTATTACCGACATTGACCCAATTGTGCATGGTCTCCTATTCTTCCGTTTTATTAATCCAGAACGTAATGACTTTCCAGATATCGATACAGATATTCAGGACTCACGCCGTGAAGAAGTAAAGGACTATCTGGTTCGCCAGTACCGCCACGTTGCCTCTATTGCAACATTCCTTGAGTTCAAGGGTAAGGGCATGGTTCGTGATATTTCTCGTGTTCTGAATATTCCACTAACAGATGTTAATAAGGTTCTTAAACTTGTTGATGACTGGGATGATTACTGTAACTCCAAGCAGACTGTCTGGTTCCGTGAGAAGTATCCAGAGGTTGAGGTCTATGGAGAAAAACTTCGTGGACGTATTCGTGGTACTGGTATTCACGCTGCAGGTGTTGTAACATCTAAGGAGCCTATCTTTAAGTTTGCACCACTAGAAACTCGTAAAGCAACTGGTAGCGATGAACGCATTCCTGTAGTAGCCGTAGACATGGCAGAAGCAGAGCGTATTGGTCTAATTAAGATTGACGCACTTGGTCTTAAGACTTTATCTGTTATTCAGGATACCCTAAAGATTATCAAAGATCGTACTGGTAAGGTAATTGATCTACATGACATTGACATGGAAGACAAGAGTGTCTACGCAATGCTTTCAGACGGATATACCAAGGGTGTATTCCAGTGTGAAGCAACTCCATATACAAATCTTCTTGTGAAGATGGGAGTAAAGAACTTTGCAGAACTTGCTGCCTCTAATGCTCTAGTGCGTCCAGGTGCTATGAATACCATTGGTAAAGATTACATTGCTCGTAAGCATGGTAAGCAGAATATTGCCTATCACCACCAAGTAATGAAGTCGTTTACTTCGGATACCTATGGCTGTATTCTATATCAGGAACAGGTAATGCTTGCCTGTACTGAACTTGGCGGTATGACAATGGCTGAGGCTGACAAGGTTCGTAAAATTATCGGTAAGAAAAAGGATGCTAAGGAATTCGATCAGTTTAAGGATCAGTTTGTATCTGGAGCAACTCGCTATGTATCACAACCAGTAGCAGAAGAACTATGGCATGACTTTGAGGCACACGCTGGATACTCATTCAATAAGTCTCACGCTGTGGCATACTCTACTTTGTCTTATTGGACTGCTTGGCTAAAGAACTATTACCCAATTGAATTCATGTTTGCTCTTCTTAAGAATGAGAAAGACAAGGATGCTCGTACTGAGTATTTAATTGAGGCAAAGCGTATGGGCATTCCTGTACGTCTACCACACATTAATGATTCAGACATTGACTTTAAGATTGAGGGTAAGGGTATTCGATTTGGACTATCTGCCATCAAGTACATTAGTGACAATATTGCATCTAAGTACATTGCTGCTCGTCCATTTGCATCATATAAGGAGTTGGAAGAGTTCACTTTCGGTAAGGGTAATGGAGTAAATAGTCGTGCCCTACAGGCTCTCCGTGTAGTTGGTGCTGCAACCTTTGAGGATAATCCACGAAATGATGATGAGGTTCGTGAAAACCTATATGAGTACCTAAACCTACCAGAGTTTAACTTCTCTATCCCACAGCACTACTACGCCTTTATTAATGACGTAGAAGAGTTTGAGGAAAAGGGATCATTTATTCTACTGGGTATGGTTAAGGCAATTAAGCGTGGTACTGGTTGGAGTCGTGTAGAGATTCTAGATAAGACTGGTAGTATCGGTATCTTTGATGAAGAGCAGACTACTATTGAGGCTGGAAAAACCTACCTGCTACTTGCAAGCGATAACCGTATTGTAACTGCTATCCCTGCTGATGATATCAAGGGTAGCGATGCAGCATTAATTAAACTACTTAACTATCGTATGCTTCCTTTTAAGGATGAAGAAATGATGGTTGTATCTTTCAAGTCCAGGGTAACTAAGGCTGGAAAGAAGATGGCATCACTAGTACTAGTAGATGCAAACCGAGAACTAAAGAGTGTTACAGTATTCCCTACAGCGTATGCTAAGGCATACATGAAGATTGACGAGGGTAATATTTACAAGTTTTCATTTGGAAAGACAAAAGACGGAACAATAATAATGGAGGATGTAGAAAATGTCTAATTTATCATTTGATGATATTGCAATTGAATTGCATGAACTAGCAGTAGAAAAGGGCTTCTGGAGCGTCTTAGAGGACGCTACGCAGGAGCAAACAGATATCTTTATGACCAAGCAGTTGATGATGATTGTATCAGAGGCTGTAGAGGTTATGGAGGCAATCCGCAAGGATCGTGGTCCAGAGGACATTGCAGATGAAATGGCAGACATTCTCATTCGCACCTTTGACCTATACGCAGGTCTTGTAGAGCATGGCTATACCCAGGTCTCTCTAGACTATGCATTTGAAAACAAGACAAGTGTCAATAAACTGAGGGCACAGAAGCACGGAGTAAGATTCTAATGACAATTACAGTATATACAAAGCCAGCATGTGTCCAATGTGATGCAACTAAAAGACGCTTAAATGCACTTGGTTTAGAATATGACACCATTGATATTACTCAGGACCAGGCAGCATTCGATAAGATTGTAGCAATGGGGTTTCAGTCAGCACCAGTAGTAATTACCGATGATGATGCCTGGGCTGGGTTTAATCTAGATAAGATTAATGGATTGGCAAATTAATGACTACAGTTGAAGAAGCACTTGCACAATTAGATCCAAAGATTCGCAAGCGTTTAACTACTGGTGTTGGATTTAAAACTGAATTCCAGGGAACTCCTAGTTTTGGTCTTAACCGTGCTCTTAATGGTGGGCTACCATATGGTCGTCAAGTATTGATTTGGGGCAGTAAGTCATCCGCTAAGTCATCTATGTGTCTCCAGATGATTGCACTCGCTCAAAAAGAGGGTAAACTTTGTGCATGGATTGATGCCGAGATGTCCTATTCTGAGGAATGGGCTAAGGCTCTTGGGGTAGATACAGACAAACTAATCGTGTCACAAGCACGTACTATCAATGAAATGGTAGATGTAGGTATTGCATTGATGAACGCTGGAGTAGATCTTATTGTAGTTGACTCCATTACTTCATTGCTTCCTGCCATCTACTTTGAAAAGGGAACTGATGAACTTAAGGAACTTGAAAATACGAAGCAGATTGGTGCAGAGTCAAGAGACTTTAGTAACGCTTGGAAGATGCTTAACTATGCTAACAATAAGGTTAAGCCAACTCTTCTGGTTCTTATTAGTCAAAGTCGAAACAATATTAGTGCCATGTATACAAGCCAGCAACCGTCTGGTGGACAGGCAACTAAGTTCTATTCATCAACGGTTATTAAACTTTTCTCGTCAGAATCCGATAATCAGGCTATTAAGGGAAAGATTCCAGTTGGAGACAAACTCATTGAAGAAAAGGTTGGACGCAAAGTTCGCTGGGAAGTTCAGTTCAGCAAAACATCGCCAGCCTTCCAGTCTGGAGAATATGATTTCTACTTTAGGGGCGATGTTGGGATCGATTCCATCGGTGATTTGGTCGATACTGCGGAAATGATGGGCATTGTGGAACGTACAGGAGCCTGGTATCTACTATCTGACGGTAGTAAGATTCAGGGTAGAGATAAGTTTGTAGCAAGGGTACGAGAAGATCTAGACCTACAAGATGAAATTAAGGCTAAGGTAAATGGCTAAGTACACAGTATATCCAGGTGAATTTGTTTGTCATGTATGTAAAGCCAAGGTTAAATCGCTTAGGCATTACCCTACATTAAAAAAGTTAACATGGATGTGTCCAGATAAGCATGTATCAGAAGTAAATCTGAATACTAAAAAGACAAAGGAAGACTATGAGCGAGAAGAGCGAGAGTAAGCGTATTGGTGCTAAACAGCATAAGAACTCTGGTCGTGGAACTCATAAGGGCGATGCTACCTGGGAAAACTTTACAGTAGACTTTAAAGAAGTTGGAAGAAGTTTTACATTAAATAAAGAAGTATGGGCTAAAGCAACTACAGATGCTATCAGAAATAAAAATGATCCAGCAATTGTAGTTGTCCTTGGCGACAGCGGTATCAAGACGAGGCTGGCAATAATAGAATTATCGCTACTTGACCAGATCCTGTCTGATGGTGTATAATTGTAATAACAACACTTAGGAAAAAATGGAACAGCAAAAGACAACAATTGAAATGGTTAATGGTCTATCAGAGATCGCTGACTATATGAATGATGAAGAACTAACGGAAGCATTAACTTTTATTGCTAAGTTGATTATCAAACCAGATATTCCACTAAATGTTGCTACTGTAGAAATCGTTAGACTACAAGCAATCGCTGCCAAGATGGCATTCAAAGCGACTTGGATGGTTAACGTAGACAAAGGAAATCGGGAGAAGAAGAACATTTACTTTACCGCACATGAGGCTATTACTGACCTTGTGTCTGCACTAAAGTATATTGTTCGATAATATCATGGCAAAGAATCTATTACAACAGGTAATGCTCAAGGGAGAGCCAAAGGCTAAAGCCAAACCATCATTTATTGATGTAGATGCATTAATTGAAACCATTAGGTCTGGTTACACAATTAATCGTCAACCTAAATTTACACAGAAGAAGACATTCGCACCAAGTACCATTGCATATGGTCATGGAGAATGTCCTAGATATTGGTACATTGCATTTGAGGGTGCTATCTTTACTGATAGTGCAGATGCTTATGGTGCTGCTAATATGACTGCTGGAACTAAATCTCACGAACGTATTCAGGAAGCGATGGGCAATGTCCCAGGATTCCTTGTAGACAGTGAGTTTAAAGTAACTTATGAAAATCCACCTATCTTTGGGTATGGTGACGTTATGCTTAGTTTTGCAGAGTTCCCAGAACTTCTAGGTGAAATTAAGACAATGCCTCACGATGCATTTGAATATCGTAAGATTTCAAAAAAGCCAAAGTTGGGGCACCTTGTTCAGTTGCTTATCTATATGAAGATTAAAAACAAAAACAAGGCTATACTTATTTATGAGAACAAGAACAATCACGACTTGCTGATTTTTCCTGTCGAATTAAATGAATATTCTTACAAGTGGGTAGAGAGCACATTTGATTGGATGCGTACAGTTCGAAAGGCTTGGGAAGATAAGACCATGCCTGAGAAAAACTACCGTTCAAATTCAAAGATTTGTAAGACATGTCCTGTAAAGGATATCTGTTTTGCTGGTGATTCTGGAGTAGTAAAGATTAAATCTCTGGAGCCACTAGATGAAAATCAAACATTGTGAATGGTGTGACAACTCATTCAAAACTAAAATAGATTATCAAATCTATTGTTCTGCAATCTGTCGTGAACTAGCGACTAAGCAAAAACTTGCAGAGCGTTACCTAAAAGTAAAAAGAGAAAAAAGAGCCAAAAAGCCAAGGCATTGCAAAACATGCAGCAAGACCCTATCATTCTATAATGATGAAGAGATATGTCTAAGTTGTAATGTAAATCCATCTGATGTTAAAGATGCCTTAAAAGACATAAAGGAAATGCTTGATGAATAAAACAGTATGTTCTATTGATGCCAGTACAAATAGTTTGGCTTTTGCTATCTTTGAGAATGACGATTTAAAGTCGTATGGAAAAATCCTTTTTGAGGGAGATACCATATACCAAAAGGTTGGGGATGCAGCACGAAAGACATTAGGTCTTTTTCATAATTTTCAGGTAGACTCAATAGTCATTGAGCATACAGTATTTATGAATAGTCCTAAGACTGCTGCAGACCTAGCCCTGGTTCAGGGAGCACTTCTTGGATCTGCTCAGGTATACGGAATAGAGGTTTCTGGATCTGTTAGTCCAATTACTTGGCAAAATTATATTGGGAATAAGAAATTAACCAGTGGAGAAATCTATGAAATTAAAAAGAATAATCCCAAAAAGTCTGATTCCTGGATAAAAGCGTATGCAAGAGAGTTCAGGAAGCAAAGGACAATTAAGTTTGTTAATACTTTTTATAATAAGAATGTGGCAGATAATGATGTTGCCGATGCTATTGCCATCGGACATTGGGCTGTAAATAATTGGGGTAAATTGACAAAATGAGTTTAAAACTGTATACTAATGAAGCATGGCTAAAAAAGAGATACCACTTTGATAAGAAGTCTCCAGAAGACATTGCAAAAGAGTGTGAAACAAGCGTAGAGACTATCTATGTTTATCTAGCCAAATTTGGATTAAGAAAGAGTAGACGATGAAAAGAATTATAAAGCACTTTGTTCGTGTAGCAAAGTCTTATGCAGTTCGTATTAACTGCAAGCACCAGGCAACCCATAAAGCATCCTGTCCTTTTACGGGATATACATATGAAACCTGTGATCACTGTATGAAGTATGTATCAATAGTGGAGACTAAGAATGGCAAATAAGTTAGACAACGTAAATCACCCACAACACTACACCTCTGACCCATCTGGAGTAGAATGTATTCAGATTACAAGACACAGGAATTTCAATATTGGTAATGCAATTAAGTATTTATGGAGAGCAGGACTAAAAGATGAAGGAAAGCACATCGAAGATCTCAAGAAGGCGGTATTTTATATTAATGACGAGATTAAACGCCTTGGTGGAGATAATTAATGCTAAGTAAACTATCCAAGCAAGATACCATGATGGTTGATGGCTTTGAGGTTGTCCGTGGTGATATAATTAAAGTAAAAGGTGAACACGGATTAAAGTTTAAGTTTGATTATTTTGTAACAAATGATGATACTGGAAGCCAATGGGTAGATTGTTTTGAAATCTATCGTGGAATTTCTGGGGTATATAGATCATTCAGACTAGACGTTATTAAAAGAGTACCTAAAAAGCGTAGAAAGGCTAAGAGTGTCAACAGCAGAAACACAACTGGTAGAACACCTAGACGAAGTAAACAAGGTAGTTGAAAAGTATCTAGCAGGTAATGAACCTACCCAGATATCTAAAGAACTTGCAATGCCTCGTCAAAAGGTAGTTGCATATATCAATGAGTGGCGTAGTATGGCTGCAGATAATGCAGCAATCCGTGCACGTGCAAAAGAAGCACTCGTTGGTGCCGATACTCACTATACCAAACTAATCCAGAAAGCATATGAGGTTATTGATGATGCGACAACAATTGCAAACCTGGCTGCAAAGACTGCTGGTATTAAACTGGTTATGGATCTTGAGTCTAAGCGTATTGATATGCTTCAAAAAGCAGGACTACTTGAAAACAAAGAACTTGCGGAGGAAATGATTGAGATTGAAAGAAAGCAGGACATTCTTGTTGGCATCCTTAGAGATATTGCTTCTGAGTATCCACAAATTCGTGATGAAATTATGCGAAGACTATCCGCAGTTTCTAAAGAAAAAGAAGTAATTACAGTGGTAAATAATGTTTGATGATTTCTTAGATGCCCTTAAATCCGATGTATTTGCAGAACGTCCTGTGGATGCAAAAACGTTTGTTGAGGGTGAAGCCTATCTAAACCAGCCACCATTATCACAGATTCAATATGATATTGTAGAGGCTATGAGTCAAATCTACAGACTTGAAGATGTCATTGAACTAATGGGAGATACGGAAGGTAGACGCTATTTTAAGAAATATACCAAGAATGAAGTTATTCTACAACTTGGCAAGGGAAGCGGTAAGGACTTTACCTCTACTGTTGCTTGTGCTTATATTGTATACAAACTACTTTGTCTTAAAGACCCTGCTAGGTATTTTGGCAAGCCCAGTGGAGATGCAATCGATATTATCAACGTGGCTATTAACGCACAACAGGCAAAGAACGTTTTCTTTAAAGGTTTTAAAACTAAGATTGAACGTTCTCCGTGGTTTGCTGGAAGATTTAATCCAAAGGCTGAAAGTATAGAGTTTGACCATTCTATTACAGTTTATTCTGGTCACTCTGAGCGTGAGTCTCATGAGGGTCTTAACCTTATTCTAGCGGTACTTGATGAGATTTCGGGTTTCGCTCAGGAGATTGGTAGTGGAAATGATCAGGGTAAGACAGCAGACAACATATATAAAGCCTTCCGTGCTTCTGTAGACTCTCGTTTCCCAGATTTGGGAAAGGTGGCACTTCTATCATTCCCTCGTTATCCAGGAGATTTCATTTCATCTAGATATGATGCAGTTATTGCCGATAAGGAAGTTGTCACTAAGAAGCATAAGTTTATTATGAATCCAGATCTACCAGATGATGCTGATGGAAATTCTCTAGAGATTGAATGGGACGAAGATACAATTGTTTCATATAAGTATCCAGGAATGTTTGCACTAAAGCGACCTACTTGGGTAGTAAACCCTACTCGTAAAATTGATGATTTTAAACTAGCATTCTTTACAGACATGGGAGATGCTATGCAACGTTTTGCCTGTGTACCAACCTTCTCCTCAGATAGATTCTTTAGACAAGAAGATAAGATTCGTTCTGCTATGAGTATTAGAAATCCTTTAGACTCATGGAAGAGATTTGATGCATCATTTGAACCAGATCCAGACAAGATCTACTTTGTCCATGCTGACCTTGCCCAGAAGCATGACAAGTGTGCTGTAGCAATAGCCCACGTAGATAAGTGGGTAAATATTCAGGTAGTTAAGGATTACTCACAGGTAGTTCCAATTGTTGTAGTAGATGCTGTAGCCTGGTGGGAACCAAAGGTAGAGGGTCCAGTAAACCTGTCTGAAGTAAAGCAATGGATTCAAAATCTACGCAGACAGGGAATGAATCTTGGGATGGTTTCATTTGACCGTTGGAACTCATTTGACATCCAGAATGAATTAAGGCAGGTTGGTATTAAGACTGACACTGTTTCTGTTGCTAAAAAGCACTACGAAGATATGGCAATGCTTGTATACGAAGATCGTCTTGTAATGCCATCTATTGAACTATTGTTTGAAGAATTAACAGAACTTAAAATTGTAAAGCAGAATAGGGTAGATCACCCTAGAAAACTTTCTAAAGACTTGGCAGACGCAGTTTGCGGTGCTATCTTTGGTGCTATTTCTCATACACCTAAAAATCTAAATCAGGTTGTAGAGATTCATACATTCAAGGATAGACCAAAAACTACCCAAGAACTGTTCAGTGAACAGGAACAATCTAAGACTATAATCCATGCACCTGCAAAGGAAGTAAAGGATTATTTGTCTAGATTTAATTTAATCTAATAGTTGACACCATGTTGTCAATCTGTTATACTAGTAAAACGTGTAAATTACACAACCACCTAACCATAAGGAGAAATATAAATATGACTTCATTTAAGAAGCCACTTATCGCTATTGCTGTTGCACTAGCACTAACCACTACTGCTTTTGCTTCAGCACCTGCAAACGCTGCAGTAGCCACCACAACTACCATCAACAACGTAGCAACTGCTACTGATGGTCTTACTACTGCCAATGCTGTAGTTCTTCCAGTACCTGCTGACAATAGCGTAGACGTTACTGACGTTGTACGAATTGCTGTAACTGGTGTTGACAACAATGTCGCCGTAACTGCAGTTGCATCTGGTGCACTGCTTACTAGCAAGGTAACCTCTGGAGATGCACGTGTTTATGCAACTTCGGGTACTGCTAGTGCAACTGTAAATACTGGTACTGGCACCACTGCTACTTTCTATGCATACACTACCTCAACTACTGTAGGTACTGTAACTGTAACCGTAGGTACTGCTATTCCAGTAGTTTACTATGTAAAGGGTACTGCAGGAGCACTCAATGCTGTTGCTGTAACTGCACCAACTGCTGCTCTTGGAACTACTGCTAAGGTAACTGCTACTGGTACTGACGTATTTGGTAATCCTGTTGCTGGTGCTGTTGTAGCCATTCAGGTAATTAGTGCTAACGACACCAATACCTATTCAGTAACTACTGATGTTAAGGGTCTCGCTGTAAAGGATCTCTCTGGTCTTGCTGTAGGTACTTATGATGTTGTTGCTACCGCTACTGTTGCTACTGCTATTGATGGTCTGACAAAGCCAGTTGGTTTTGTTAAGGCTCAGTTCAAGGTAACTGACCTTGTTGCTCAGATCGCTGACCTACAGGCACAGTTGGCTGCAAGCCAGGCACAGACTGCTAAGGCTATTGCTGATGCCAAGGTAGCATTTGATGCTGTAACTACTAAGGCTGCTGCTGACCTTGCTGCACAGATTGCTGCAGATAATGCTGCTTACAATGCTCTCGCCACCAAGTGGAACAAGAAGCACCCTAAGTCTAAGGTTGCTCTTCGCAAGTAAATCGGGTATAATAGAGAGGGGAAGGGATTAAATTCCTTCCCTTTTCTTGTCCCTAAATCATAAAAAGGAGTTAAAATAGATGTCTATCGATATTGTATATTTCTCCAATTATTCTGGTAATACAAAACGATTCGTAGAAAAGGTAACCAATATAAATGCAATCCGCATTCCCATCAGTTTTGATGATACTAATCCCCTTATTGTTACCAATCGGTATGTACTGTTTGTTCCAACTTATGGTGGGGGCAGTGAGAAAAGTGCAATACCACGACAGGTACGATCATTTCTAAACGTACCACAAAATAGAGAATTACTCCAAGGCGTAGTTGGTCTTGGAAACACAAACTTTGGAGAACACTACTGCAAAGCAGCAGATATGATTTCTCAAAAGACTGGAGTACCAGTTTTAGGCAGGGTAGAAATATTCGGCACACAAGAAGATGTAGATAAAATACAAGAAAGGCTGGGGTTATTATATGACACCGAATAATGGTTATAGTTACCATGAATTAAATGCCATGCTCAACTTATATGGAGCAGATGGCAAGATCCAATTTGACAAGGACAAGGAGGCAGCCAGGGCTTACTTCCTAAACCATGTTAATCTAAATACTGTGTTCTTCCACAGCCTTGAGGAGAAGTTGCACTATCTAGTTGAAAACGATTATTACGAGAATGAAATTCTAGACCAATATACATTTGATTTTATCAAGACAATGTTCAAGAGAGCATATGGATATAGGTTTAGATTCCCAACCTTTGTTGGAGCGTATAAGTTCTATAGCCAGTATGCACTAAAGACTTTTGATGGTGAGCGTTACCTAGAGCGTTTTGAAGACCGTGTGGTTATGAATGCCCTGATGCTTGCTCGTGGAGATAAGAAAGTAGTTGCTGAATTAATTGATGAAATTATTTCTGGTAGATTCCAGCCAGCCACACCAACATTCCTAAATGCAGGTCGCAAGCAACGTGGAGAATATGTATCCTGTTTCTTATTGCGTATTGAAGACAATATGGAATCAATTGCTCGTGCAGTTAATTCATCCTTACAATTATCAAAACGTGGCGGTGGAGTAGCACTTAATCTCACCAACATCCGTGAATTAGGTGCACCAATCAAGAAGATTGAAAACCAATCATCTGGAATTATTCCAGTAATGAAAATGTTAGAAGATGCATTCTCATATGCAAATCAGTTGGGTTCACGCCAGGGTGCTGGTGCCGTTTATCTAAACGCTCACCACCCAGATATTATGCGTTTCCTAGATACTAAGCGAGAGAATGCAGATGAAAAGATGCGTATTAAGACTCTTAGTATTGGTGTGGTAATTCCAAATGTAACTCTGGAACTTGCTCGTAATAATGAAGATATGTATCTTTTTTCACCATATGATGTTCAGCGTGTCTACGGCAAGGCTATGAGTGATATCTCTATTACAGAGATGTATGATGAACTCGTAGATAACCCAGAGATTCGCAAATCAAAGATCAAAGCCCGTGTCCTATTTGAACGAATTGCAGAACTACAGTTTGAGTCTGGATATCCATATGTAATGTATGAAGATACTGTTAATGATGCTAACCCTATCGATGGTCGTATCAACATGTCTAACCTATGTTCTGAAATTCTTCAGGTAAATACTGAAAGTACATACCGAGCAGACCTTGGATATGACGTGATGGGTAAGGATATTTCGTGCAATCTAGGCTCTATGAACGTTGCTAAGGCTATGGAGTCACCAGACTTTGGAAAGTCCGTAGAGACGGCTGTGAGGGCTCTTACGGCGGTATCTGATCTAAGCAATATTGAGTCTGTACCATCTATTGCTTATGGAAACCACAAGAGCCACGCAATTGGTCTAGGCCAGATGAATCTGCATGGATACTTTGGTAAGGAAGAGATTTTCTATGGAGATGAAGATTCTGTAGATTTTACCAACATCTATTTCTATACTGTTTTGTATCACGCTATCCGTGCATCTAATAAGATTGCCAAGGAACGTAAGCAGACATTTGATGGATTTGAAAAGTCTAAGTATGCTACTGGAGAGTTCTTTACTAAGTACATTGAGCAGGAATGGAAACCACTAAGCAAAAAGGTAGCCAAGATTTTTGTTGATGCTAACATTGAAATTCCTACACAAAATGATTGGGCAGAGTTAAAGACTGCTGTTCAGAAACATGGTATCTATAATCAGAACCTACAGGCTGTACCACCTACTGGATCAATTAGTTATATCAACAATTCAACCAGTTCGATTCACCCAATTGCATCACAGATTGAGATTCGTAAGGAGGGAAAGATGGGTCGTGTTTATTACCCAGCACCATTCCTAACTAACGATAATCGTCAGTATTTTCAGGATGCCTATGAGATTGGTCCTGAGAAGATCATTGATGTTTATGCCGCTGCAACCCAGCACGTAGACCAGGGTCTGTCTCTGACGCTATTCTTTAAGGATACTGCCACTACCCGTGATGTAAACAAAGCCCAGATTTATGCGTGGAAAAAGGGCATTAAGACTATTTATTATATTCGTATTCGACAGATGGCTCTAGAGGGCACAGATGTTTCAGAGTGCGTAAGTTGCATGTTGTAAGGAGATAAGATGACAATTACAAGACCAGTTAACTGGAATAAACTAGAAGATCAGGTAGATTTGGAGGTGTGGAACCGTCTAACTGCCAACTTCTGGCTACCTGAGAAGGTTCCCCTATCCAATGATGTTCCATCTTGGAGTACATTACATGAGAATGAAAAACTTCTCACAATGCGTGTATTCACAGGACTAACCATGCTGGATACAATTCAGGGTACAGTAGGGGCAGTCTCACTAATCCCTGACTCCAGAACGATGCATGAAGAAGCAGTATATACAAACATTGCATTCATGGAATCAGTTCACGCCAAATCATATTCAAGCGTATTTTCAACTCTATGTTCAACACAGGATATTGAAGATGCCTTTAGATGGAGTGAGGAAAATCCATATCTTCAGAAAAAGGCTGAGACAGTTCTAAAGTATTACCACGGTGACGACCCACTGAAGCGTAAGATTGCCTCAACACTTCTTGAGTCATTCTTATTCTATTCTGGATTCTATTTACCAATGTATTGGTCTAGTAGAGCAAAGTTAACAAACACTGCTGATTTGATTAGACTTATCATTCGCGATGAAGCGGTACATGGATATTATATCGGGTACAAATTCCAACAGGCATATGCAGAGCAGTCTCCAGAACGCCAGGAAGAGTTAAAGGACTACACCTATGACCTGCTTCTTGAACTATATGAGAATGAAACGAAGTATACCCATGACTTATATGATGATGTTGGTCTAGCAGAAGATGTCAAGAAGTTCCTGCACTATAACGCAAATAAGGCTCTTATGAATCTTGGTTTTGATGCACTATTCCCTAAAGACCAGTGTGATGTAAATCCTGCTATTCTTAGTGCTTTATCACCAAATGCAGATGAGAACCATGACTTCTTCTCTGGCTCTGGATCTTCCTATGTAATGGGAAAACATGAGTCTACGGTTGATGAAGACTGGGATTTCTAAGTAAAGGGGGCGAAAGCCCCTTTTATATTGGTATATAATTGTAGTATGAAATCAGCATGGAATTTTGTATTGAGGGTAGTTGCAGTATTTTTTATGTCTGCACTATCAACCATAGGTGCTGGGGCTATTCTACAAATAAACATTTTTAAGACTGCTTTACTTGCTGGTTTGGTTGGTTTGGCAAGAGTTGTTGAGGATATTGCTAGAGAATTTATTAATGATGGTGTTGTTAGTAAAAGAGATCTAGATAAAGTTCTTAAAAATATTGCAGAAAATTATGACCAAAACCATTGACATTTCACCACTCCCCATATATAATTGATATATAACGTAGAAAGGCTTTCACATGAGTGAAGTTGATTATGATGCAATAAATGCTTGGCTCCACATCGGAGTTGAGAATGGTTGGGTCTCAGATGTATTTTGTTATACACATGATGGTGACCCATACATGACAGAAGAAGAAGAAAAAGACTGGGAAGATGGCGGAGACCCATGTTGCCCTGTAATAAAGATTCTGGTATAATTTAATAACCTTGCCCTATAGTTAAAAGGCATAACGAGCGACTGTTAATCGCTGATTCTTGGTTCGAGTCCAGGTGGGGCAGCAATAGGGTGACTCCTATAGGTGTCGCTACAAACCATATTGTGGCTAGTTGTTAGTACTAACGAAAAACTAACAAGGCGTACCAAAGCCTGACCCCTTGTGTGGGGATTGGTGCTGTTACTCGCAGGTAGTTAGGTAAAGAGTCAGTGATGGATTATCTAGTCAATAATCGCATCACACATTGGAAATAAGTGTTACGGTAGCACGGTGGTCTCCAAAACCATTAGCCTGGGTTCGACTCCCAGATTTCCTGCAAACAGATCGGTGACGGCTGGTCTGGAGAATGGCTGAACGAAGTTCCTTGTCTAGATGGGACGAGAAAGGCACATGGCTGGGATTAGCGTCCCTGCTCTTAGCGGAGCAAGGTTATGGTAGGACTAAGGCGGTACTCTAATGGTGTATCTAGACTTCTCCTTGGTGGTAATAGACAATCCACCTTCTCATATTTGCGAATATAGTTTAGTGGTAAAACTTCTGCCTTCCAAGCAGATAATGGGAGTTCGATTCTCCCTATTCGCTCAAATAGAAAAGGTAGTCATGAAAGAACAAATAACTGTTAATTATATTAATGGAATAGAGAACAAAATGTTTGAAATAGTTCCATTAACTATGCAAAGAGAGTGGATGCATAAAAGTTTAAATAAGTTTGCTTATAAATGTCTACCACTAGGAATTGCAAATCAGTATGGCTGGGTAGTCCTATCACCAGTTGATTTTTCTGTATCTTGGTATGGAGGAACTAAGCCAATAGATGTTGAAGTATTTTCAGAAGATGAACGTTTTAGAAAAGATATTTTTGGAGGTCACTTTGGAGAGTCTACCTTTACGGTTATTCCAGATTTTATCTTGCAAACACCAGAGGGATATTCTACGTACATTCGTGGCATTCCAAATTATGAAAATAAATTCTTAAAACCACTAGATGCCATTGTAGAAACAGATTGGTTACCATTTACTTTTACCTATAATTTTAAGTTTGTTGAGCCTGGAACTGTTGATTTCAAAAAAGGAGATCCTCTATTTTGCTTCTTTCCAATTGAAAGAAATACTGTAGAAAACTTTTCAATATTTGAACAAAATTTGGTAGACAATAAAATATTGTTTAATGATTTTAATGAATATGCAAAATCAAGACATGACTTTAACAAAAAGCGTCCAGTTGCAGGAGAAGTTCAAAAATTCTATATTAATGGACGTGGACCAAATAAAATATATTCTATAAAAAATCACATAAAACGCTTGTTTTTTAAAGAAGTAACTGATAGAATAGAATAATCAATAAGGTCTCATAGTTCAGTTGGTTAGAACGCCACCCTGTCACGGTGGAGGTCAGGGGTTCAAGTCCCCTTGGGATCGCTCAGGGAAATTAGTTCAGCGGATTAGAACGTTTGTCTACGGAACAAAAGGTCACAGGTTCGAATCCTGTATTTCCCACAATAATTAAATAAACTTGGAAGATTGCCAGAGTGGACTAATGGAATAGTCTTGAAAACTATCAGGTGTAACAGCCTCAAGGGTTCGAATCCCTTATCTTCCTCCATTGGGGTACGCCGAAGTTGGAGATTCGGGGCGGTCTGTAAAACCGTTGCTAATGCTTAGTCAGTTCGAATCTGACTACCCCAACAGTTGGAAATATGGCTGAGAGGCTTAAGGCAAGGGTTTGCTAAACCCTCGTAGGTAAAACTACCACAGGTTCGAATCCTGTTATTTCCGCCATTTCCCTTTAGTGTAATTGGCAACACTTCAGTTTTTGGCACTGACATTCTAGGTTCGAATCCTGGAGGGGAAGCAAGAGATAAGGTATAATAAATATATGTCACAAGTAGCGGTATATAATCAAGGCGGTACTGAACTGTTAATGACAGTATCAGTAAAGAAGGCGTTGACTATGCTCCATCGGGGTGTTGCTAGTGTATTAACGCCTACAGAGAAATCTGTGGGCTCTTTTATTATCCCAAAGGCTGTTCAATTAGTCAAATACATTTATGCAAGATGGAAATATGAAAATCGCAAAAACCAGTATTCAAAGAATGCTGTTTTAAGAAGAGATAATCATATATGTGCATATTGCAAAAAGAAGGCTATGACTATTGATCATATTATTCCAAGATGCCAGGATGGTCCATCCACATGGCTAAATACTGTTGCTTCTTGTAGAGAATGTAATCTTAAAAAGGGCGGTAGAACACCAGAACAAGCCCATATGAAACTTTTAATTAAACCATATAAACCACTTGACGGTAGATAGTGGTAATGCTATAATTAAATATATGCCTCTATAGCACAGTGGTTAGTGCACCTGTCTTGTAAACAGGAAACCCCAGTTCGATTCTGGGTAGGGGCTCTTAAGGTCATTCACAGAGTACGGATGATAATATTAATTGTAGATTAAATCTACATAGGAGGAAAAATGTCAGTATCATATAAAGAGCCATTTGACAAAAAGTTGCGTGGCGATGAATTTGGAAATCTAGCACCATACCGTAATGGCAATCCACACCGTGGTCAGGATTGGCACCCAGCCGAAAATACAATCATCCCATCGATGGCTGATGGAATCATCTCCCAGATATTCTGGTCTGATGTATTGGGTAATATTGTTGAAATTAAGCATGAGGATGGGATATATCTTCAGTATGCTCACCTTGCAAAGAAACCAGGAAGCATTAAGGCAGGAGACGCTGTGAAGCAGGGTCAACCTATTGGTCGCACTGGTGGTGGACCAAACACGCCTAGCGGATCCGCAAGTACGGGAAGTCACCTTCATGTCAGTGCTTCTAAGAAGAAGAATGCACATGTTGCACCATATAAGGATCTAATTAATCCACTTACACTACTACCGAAGGCTGCATAATGCCAACATACCAATATACTTGTCGTGAATGCGAAACCAACATATCAGAAGTAAGATCAATCACAGAGCCAGAACCGACACACATGTGTGAAAAATGTGGCAACAGAATGACCAAAATATATTCAGTTGGGGCAATAACTTTTAATGGCAGCGGATTTTATAGCAAGGATAAGTAGTTGGTAGAAGAGGCAGTAGTTCAATGGACCCTGACCGCAGCGGATCGTTGTGACTCAGGGTCTTGTGGTGCACAGGCATATGTTCTTGTTAAAGGAGTATCTGGAGAACTTATGTTCTGTGCCCACCATTATAATAAGATTATGGACTCATCATCAGGGTATGAAAAGATGATGGCATTTGCATATGAAGTAACAGACGAACGTGAACGTCTAGAAGAGAATAGGACTAAAGAATAGTGTCTATTTTTAATAAAAAGAATATAGATAAATATAATCTTAGATTTACTAAAGATCAACGCAACATCTCTTTTGTACTAGAAAGTCAACTTGGCTTAGGATCTCCAGATTTTATGCCATATTATAAAGGCACTTACACATTAAGAAAAACACAAGACGCACTTGATGAAACTAAAAGTAATTTTTTGTTCACTAAAGAGAATATCCTTGAAGGATTTTTTGAAACAAAAGACCTAAAGGTATTAGACCTAATGTCACCATCTCATAAGGTATATAAAAAGTTTACCTCAAGTATATATCATATGTTTGCAGATGATATATCAGAAGTAATATCGGCAATTGAGATATATCCAAAATCACAATATATTTTAGATGTTACAGATATCAGACCAAGCCTAGATTTACCAGAATGGGATTTCTTTAAAGAGTTTTTAACTACACTTGGAGATAAGAATATAGACTATATGTTAGTAGATTTATTTCACATGGATCTTGTATATATAAATAATGTATCATTGTGTATTTTTCCATTTCAATCTGGGATAAAAGCAGACAATCTTTTTAATTTTTTCAATTACTGTGTAACTGATACTGATGTAAAACCATACAGAAAAGTATATTTAAGCAGAAAAAAGGTAATAAAAGAGAGCACGATATATGAAAAATTGGTATATAAGTCGGATACAAGGATAGACTCACACGAAGAAATAGAAGATCTGTTTTTAAGTCATGGATTTGAAGTTGTTTATCCAGAAGATTTTGGAAATTTTAGGGAACAGGTAAATTTTTTTTATTCTGTAAAGACTTTGGCATCCATTACAAGTTCTGGCTTAGTCAATGCTTGTTTTATGCAGGATAATGGAAATGTTATTGAGATAGTCACTCCATTAGTTGCAGCACATCCGTTAATGACTAAAAAATACTTGGAAGAAAATGATTATGGATCTAATATGAATATTGTAACTGAAATGCATTCCTTCTACCATGATCTGGCTACATTAAAAAATCATTTGTTTATAGGTATTCCAAATCTATTGAGAAAAACGAGTGAAATAAAAAAATATATTTCAAATAATAAAATACTAGAAAGTATCCTTAATAATGAATAAAGCAATAATTTTTGATTTAGATGGTGTATTAGTAGATAGTAAAGATATTCATTTTAATTCTTTAAATCTTGCCCTTGCAAATATTAATGAAAAGTATGTAATATCTAGTGAAGAACAAGAATCTATTTATGAAGGAATGACAACAAAGTCTAAGTTAGATTTGCTTACACACTTAAAAGGTTTGCCAAAAGAGTTACATAAGTATGTTTGGCAACTAAAGCAAGAATATTCATCCGTAATGTTTGAAAATATTGAATCAGATTCAGAATTGATTGACATTTTTAAATATTTTCATAATGATGGATACAAGATTGGTGTTGCAAGCAACAGTATTAGACAGACTCTAACTAACTGCCTACATTCCCTGGGAATTTGGCGGTACATAGATGTTTCTTTAAGTAATGAAGATGTTAATAATCCAAAACCAAATCCTGAGATATATAATAAATGCATGGCTATGCTAGATGTGGTTCCAAATAATGCTATAATATTTGAAGATAGTAATATCGGAAAACAGGCTGCTAAAGATAGCGGTGCCCATCTCATTGAGGTTGAAAATAGAGATACTTTAACTATGAGATTTGTTAACAATAAGGTTGTGAGTTATTTTGAATAAGAGGAATATAGTAATACCTATGGCTGGAATGGGTCAAAGGTTTGTAGATGCTGGATATACTGACCCAAAGCCAATGATAGATGTTCTTGGTAAACCGATGGTATTTCAAGCAATAGATAGCATGGGGATTGATGGAGAATATACTTTTATAGGTCAAGATCCACTATTTAATAATATGGATATCATAAATAAATTTGTTAGATTTAGAGAAAAGTCTGGTTTTATTGGTCTAAACTTTATCACAAGGGGTGCAACTGACACCGTTTTAAAGGCTATAGATCTTATTGATAATGATATACCATTAATAATTGTTAACTGTGACCAAATTGTAAAATGGAATCCAGACACTTTTATCAATCTTTTAAATGGTTCAGCAGATGGAGTTATTGCACTTTTTAAAAATTCAGACCCTAAGTGGTCATTTGCAGAACTTGATGCCAATGGTAATGTTATCAGGGTAGCAGAAAAAGATCCAATTAGCGATAATGCCAGTGTTGGTATTTACGGATGGAAAAGGGGATCTGATTTTGTAAAATACGCAAAGCAAATGATAGAAAAAGATATTCGTGTAAATGGAGAATTTTATATTTGTCCAGTATACAATGAGGCAATTCAGGATGGAAAAACAATAGTCTCTATGTTTGTTGAAGAAATGCATGGCTTGGGAACACCAGAGGACTTAAGGACATACCTTGATCAAAATAGCACACAGGGGTAATACTAATGGTCCCAGTATTCATGAGAACCAATTATGGTATATTCAAAAAGCAATAGATAATGGTTATCATGCAGAGATTGATCTATGGCTAATTAATAATAAACTCTGGGCTGGACATGACTCTGCACAATATTTAGTAAATGTAGATTTTTTGAGAGAAAACAAAATGCATCTATGGATTCATTGTAAGAATCTAGAGGCTCTAGAGTGGTGTACTGCTCACGGCAACGAATTTAATTTTTTCTGGCATGAAACAGATAAATATGCAATGACTAGTTATGGATTTATATGGACATATCCAGGAGAAAACGTTAGTCCATTTTCAGTAATTGTAGATTTACAAAATTCTGGAAACAATAATTGTCATGGAATTTGTTCAGACTATTTTGGAGGATAATATGATATTTCATACATTAAATTTTTTGAATAGGGATATGCTACCACCAATAGAAGATTTTATACATAAACAAGACACTCTTCTCAGATTTGTAAATGAAGAACATTTTCTTGATACACAGAAAACAAAATATCCTGATTATTTAGAAAAACCTTCATCAACCCTAAATCTTGTCTCAGATAGCCTAAAGGTATTAACATCAATACATTATGGACCATATCATTTTTATATTGATTGTTTAGTTAGACTATTTAGGATGGTAGAAAGTGGATTAGATTTCGAACTTATAATAGATGTATACCATAATAATTATCATTATGATTCATCTAATAGAACCTTTTCGGACTTTTTAGAATCTTTGTGTATTTTAAAAGATATTAAGTATAAAATTATAAATACCAGTTCACATGATAGTGTATTGGTTAATAATTTTATTTTTTTAAAGGAACTTCCAATATGTAAGGATGATGTTTATGACACATCTTTATTTTTAAATAAAGCCAAGAATCCCTATAAAAAGGTATATCTTAGAAGAGAGAGAATGTTAAACGGAGAGTTAGTTAATCCACATCTACCAGCACATTTTCGTAGGATGTTTAATGAAATCATTTTAGAAAATTTTTTAAAGTCTAAAGGATTTGAAATATGTGCACCAGAAGACTTTAAAACTTTTCAGGAACAGATAGAGTATTTCGCAAATGTTAAAACATTAGTATCTGTAACATCATCTGGATTGGGTAATCTAGTGTTTTTAAATCCAGGAAGCACTGTAGTAGAATTGGGAACAAGAATGTTTCGTGACATAGCACAGGATAAAGATGGTAATATGCTATTGGAAGAATCGCTGCACTTACTATATTTCCCATTATCCTATATATTTAATCATAATCATGTATATGTCCCAAATTATGATAGACAAGCAGAAACAATTGTAGACAGAATAATAAATACAAAATTTTTATACGAACTTGTTTCTGAATAAAATTTAGGATATAATACTAGAGGAGGTTTATATGTACGAATATAATACAAAAATTGAACGTGTAGTTGACGGGGATACCGTTGATGTTTTTATTGATCTTGGATTTGAGGTCTGGCACCACCAGCGTCTACGCCTGGCTGGTATTGATGCTGCAGAACACAATACACCATTTGGTGCAGCAACAAAGGATTATATAACTAAACTACTTGAAGGTAAGTCTGTTAAAATCCAGGTTAGTAAGCCAGATAAGTATGGTAGATACTTAGCCACAATTTTCCTTGGATCTGCTGTAAGTATTAACGACCAGATGGTTTCTAACCACATTGCCAAGGCATATAGTGGAGACTCTAAGAGTGGTCTCTGGACACCAGAAGAACTTGCAGTTACCACGATTACAGCACAAATAGTATAATATTGCTATGGATTTTATTATTGGATCTTTTATAACAATTTTGATATTGTTAGCATCTACATTCGTTTTTAAAAATAAAATAGATCATGATCCAGTTAGAATGGATATTGATTATTCCCAAAGCAGACTATTTGAATTGGTTAAGCCTATGTTGCCATATGTTCCTATTCAAAAAAAACCACTGGTAACTCAGGCTACTAAGCATTTCGATAAAATTCATTATCGAATCCTATTTCTTGATTCCAAAGCATATTGGATTAAAGAAAACGCAATCCATATGGCTGATGTAATTGATGGAAATATAAATAAAGAATCCACAAAAACACTTGACATTATCAATATGGACGATGTACAATTGAAAAGAATACAATTTATTGTAGACAAACTAACGGAAGGATTATAAGATGATTGTAGGAATACAAGGTAGTCGTAATTTTGAAGACTACTCGATTTTCTTGCGAGGCATCGGAGTAGCACTTCAAAGCCT